ATTAATTTTATTTTGTCGCCTTCTTTCGCCAAAACTACATGAGACTTTGTTGGGTGTGATGGTGTTCTTTTAGGTTTATTAAAAGCAGATAAACCAAACCTTTTAAGTCTCGGATCTTTGCTCATTTGCCTTTTCTTCTCATAGCCATATTATGAGCCTGTGTAAAACTCATTCCCTCTCTCATCTTACGTTTCATATATTCCATGTGCGCCTTAGTATGCCCATGTGTTTCTTGATGCTTCTTGAGAGTGTTCTTTTGTCTGGTAGTTAGTTTCACAGTTACCTCCTTTTGTTGTACTTAGTATATATAGATGCGTCTGCTGTTCTTGCCTTATCTCCTCTCATATAACTATTGACCCTGCCAAAAGACCAAGCCTGCATTGTTGTATTTCTTGAACCGCCAGATAAATATGCTCCCTGTCCTTTGCGGTAAACCTCTGCAAGTTCACCATAAAAAAACCTTGTACCTTCAGCTTTTTTTTTAAGTGCTTTTTTTACGCTTTCGCTGAGAGGTTTTCTTCTTTTTTTTTGTGGTGACATTTTGAGCAACCCTTGATTTTTGTACAGCTTTTATATCAATAAACTCTCCTTTCCTGTAGGCTTCAGCAGTCCTTTTTATTTCAGCCGCTTTTGCAGCCCTATTTTTAGAACCAGATAAGTATTTTTTAGCAATACCTGTTTTTTTGTCTTTAGGAACTCGCCTTAGTTTCTTCCTTTTCACTTGTTACCTTTTTAGATTTTTTAGCAGTAGCTTTTGGTTCTTTCTTTGGCTCATCATAAGATTGCACCTTAAATGTATATCCCATTACTTTTTGCCTCCTTTTTTTTTCTTCTTTGACTTTGGTTTCATGGTAGAACCATATCCAACACCTTTAGGCATAACAAAAAAAAGTAGCTGCCTTTATATTACTTCCTTTTACGTTTTTTAGCACTTGATAAAGCTATGGCTTGTGCTTGTTTTAATGTTTTACCTTCCTTGATTAACAAACGAATGTTTGCAGATATAACCTTCTGTGATTTGCCTTTTTTTAATGGCATAAGTAAACTGTATTTATGCTAACTATAACTATCACGACCCCACTAGGGGATATTGAAATTCAACATTCTAAACAAATAGCAAAAGCTATAGGGTCAAAAGATGCTGTTGAGTTTTGGCAGAGTGAAGTAAGAGAGGGATTATATGGCGTTCATGGTCATTTATTTAATATGAATAGTTGTGATATTGCAGATGTTATAAATGCGGCTGTCGAATCTGTAGGTTTTGAAAATGTAAAAATTCCAAGAGAATCACAAAAACAAGCTCAAAAAGATTTACTTAGTTACTCTTCTGGCAAACCTATAAGCCCTTTGCCCTAGACATTCCTACGATAAGCTCAAATAATTCTGGGTGTTTATTATACAATGCTCCCATTTTCTTAGAATCTGCAAATCTCTCAACACTCATAGTTAAAACTTCTGTAGATTCAATTTTTTCATTAATTCCGAATCTTTTTAAATCAGAGGCTCTATAAACTTTTCCCATATAAGCGTCCATATAATCATTTACTAAAGCATCTTCTGAAGCATCATATTTAATCCTTGTTATATCTTTTAATCTGTAAACTGGCTTACCTACTTGCTGTGATGGCCCATAAACGCTCATGCCTTCCTTTCTAACCATATTAGCTTTAATTTTTGTAGTGTCTGTAAATCCTTTATTTGTTCTCCATGACTGCATATATTTATTAAGCTTTGGATTTGCTACCTCTACAGCATGGGTAATTTCATGGAAAGTCACTGATTTATTAACAGTCGTAGATGTTCCAAACATTGATCTCTCAAGCTGTGTAGTCATTGAACCATCATAAAACTTACTTGAAGCTCTATTTGCTTTTCCTATTTTTGTAACTGCTGGAACACCATTTGCATTTTCAATAAAGCCATTACCATTAAACATTCTTATATATTCATCTAAATGGTTTCTTATTTGTGTTTTTTGTGCAGCTTTCCATGTTGTAATTTTAGTGTTTTTAATATATTTATTTACTTGTACATCATTTAAATTAGTTTCAAGCATTTTATTTCTTAGAATTTCCATTTGGTTTTCATATTTTTCTCTATAAGTAAAATATTTCTTTTTAGCCTTTTCAAAATCTGCCGCTAATTTATCAGCTAATTTTGGGTCAAGGTTAGCACCAGTTTTTCCAGCAGCCGCTTTAAACTCTTGACCAAGCTTTTTATATTCATCAATATCTAATCCAACCTCCTTGATTAAATCTTTGCCAGCTTTTCTTAACTGTTCTGGGCTTGAATCTACTAACCTTTTTTCAAATCCAACAGGCTTAGTAACAGGTTTTGGCTTAGGTATTTTGATTGTTATATCACTTGGCTTGCCATACAATCTTTTCAAATCCTTAAGACTTCTTTCGCTGCCATCTTCCCTTACAAGTTTTCTTATTGCCTTCTGTCCAGATCCTTCCTTCTTTGCCAACCTTTTAAAATAATTGACCTTTCCTTCATTACCTAAAGTCTTAACCTGTAGTTTTTTATCTTGCTTCAATAACCAATCGCCATAAGCTGTTCCCTGCGGTACTCTGCCAGTTCCTTCTCCTGTTGGTCGTGTAACAACCTTGCCTATTGGTGGCTTTTCCAAACTTGGATATTTCTTCTGCAATCCATCAAAGTCAACAACAGGAACAGTAGTAGAACGACAATTAAAGTGCTGTGGTGGTGTTGGCCCTTTATTGTATGCAAACTCTTGTCCATCAAGCCTTCTACAAATAGGGCTGGTTCTACTGTCTAAAGTTGCAACATATTCATATTTAGGGGCAACTTTACTATTTGCCGCATACACCGTCTGTGATGCTTGATTCTGTACTTGATTTACAGATGTTCTTACTATCGTTTGCACCTGATAGTTTGCAAGTTTTGTTAATTCTCCCCCTGCGGCTGCAATCTGTCTTACACTTCCTTTCTGCCCAAACTCAAGCCTGCCAACCATACGTCTTGCTATCTCTGCTGTTGATTCCCCGCTAAATACCCCTTGCCTAATATGTCTTGCTAAAGCCTCTTTCTGCCTTTCTGCGATCCCCCTAAAAGCTTTCTCAACTGTTTGTCCATTAGGTAGAGTCTGCATTGCTCCTTGTCTTGCAGTAAGTTCAAACTTTCCAGAACCAAACTTTTTAAAATCATCCTCTGTAAACTCTTTACTGGTGAAAATATTTGTTTGTGTTGGATCTGTTTTTACAAAAGATTCTGCATACTTCCTACTAACAGCAACAGAATTTATTGGAACATTACCAGACTTAACTACTTTCTTAAGTTCATTCTCTATAAATCCAGCCTGTACTTCTGCTAAACCTTCAATCTCTTTTATCATCTGTTTTGTTGTAGTCCTTGACCAAGTATCCAAACTAATCTTTGACTGTTGAATTATTGCCCTTAATCTTTTCCTTGTTTGTGGTGCGACAACAACCCCTGCCCCAGCTTCGGCTTGTCTAATATTTATCTGCTTAAGTTTCTTTGCAGCCGTTAAAATTACGTCATTGTATGCCTTCTGAAAATCCTTTGCAACAGCATTACTATATCTGTTTAAATCAATAGTTTCTCGAAAAAATGCTTCTGGTGTACTCATTCATCAAGCCGCCTCTTCGTCATCATCATCTGAAGCTGGTTCTTCTGGTGCTTCCATTTCTACCAACCCTCCGCTTTGCGTACTTTCCATTTCTTCCTCAATATCAAAGTCATCACCAAGAATCTCCCCAGCAGATAATTGATTTAATAATGTTTCCTGTGAGATAGTTCCAGCAGTAAACAATGTTAATAGGCTTGTTATCTCTTGAGGCTCAAGCCTTGTAGAAACAAAGTCTCTATTTACAAAGCTGCTACCAGCGTTAGGTTCATTTAAATATTCACTGTGAAACTTGAGGCAGTTATCAATTAAATCTTGCATCTGCTGTGCAATAACCATCATTGTGCTGTCATTTTGTGATCTGTCTATTCGCTTGGCCTCTGCTGTTTCTCCTACCAACTTCTGCCCAAGCACCGCAGCTAATGACAAAGTATTAATCTGCTCCTTTAGATCACCAAGCCTTTGGAACTGGCTGTCATAACTATCACCTGATGGGCTTACATATTCAAGTCTTGATTCTGGTGGTAAGGCCAAAGCTTCACTTGGGCCTGTTGTTATCTCATCAGCATTTGGATAACCAAAGACAGCAAGTAATGGAACAGAACTGATATGCAAAATATTATCCAAGTCTGATTGAATCTGATAATGCTTAAGATTTAACTCTGCTATGTCATACAAGGGGCTGCGTGACTCATAAAAACCTACCCTGTTGGAATATGCCACAGCAAACGGAATCTTATCCTTAAGGCTCATTTCACCCTCATCAAATAATTTATATTCACTATTCTTTTTATCTTTTCTATGAATCTCATAACGACCACGCTCTAAAACCCTTATTTGCTTTACTTGCTTTTCTCCATACTTTCCATCAGGTTCTACAACATTCTCCAACAACCTTAACTGTGTAAGCTGTCTTGCACCATCTATAATCTCACTCCTCCATCCAAGAATATTTCTAGGACTGTAAGTCACCCAGTACGGTCTGGTTTTATCACCTTCTTTCGGTGCATCTACCAATACCCCAACATGACCAAATGATATTGCTGTCCTTGCTGTTTCATATAACCAGACATTTAGATCATTCCCCTCTAAATCTACATCAAATAATTGTTCTCTAACTAAATCGGAAACATCATCAAGCCTTACAGGTTTTCTGGTTATCATGCCAGCCAGCATCTTTTCTATTCTCTGCAAGTAAGGTACAACAGTTGATCTACTAAGCCTTACGTCATAACTATCATCTGTTTCTCTTGCCTCCTGTGGCAAATATTTTCTATGTTCACTTCTGATTTTATATGTGCCTTCCTTCAAGTCTGTTATCAAATCCCAAAACTGTGCCATGCGTTGATATGCCGCATTCGGTGATTCAACTGTTGATACAGCCTGTGTTATAGGTTGGTTGTAAATATTTAATGAGCTATACACAGTTTTTCCTCATAGTACCATTGCTTTTAATATATTCTAATTCCTGTTGGTCTGCCCGCTCTACCATATAACAAATTAAATTCACGATATACCAAATAACCCAAAGCATCATTCATGTGATCATATCCATTTTGTTTATCTGGATCTCCTGTTTTTTCATCATAGCTTTGCAACTCAAGGCACTCAATTAAACGTGTACAACTGGCATGAATCGCCAAACGTCTTTGCCCCTTGCCGTTTTGTAATAACGCATTGAGGGTTGCAACTCTATCTTTGATAAAGGGATTGCTTTTGAGAGCCATTGAACGGAATCCGTAACTTTCGAGAATTGCGATGTCTGTCTTTGATGCGTTAATCGTTGAACGTGCTGAACCACTTGCGTCTGGGTAAACTAATATTCTGTTTGAACTATAGCG